CACGTCCTGCCAGTAGGCCTGTTCCCTTTGGATCGCTGCCTCGAAGTTCGCGTATGCAGCCTCCTTTGCCTTCTTGCGCGACTCCTCAAGGGCCTTTACCGCCTCGTCTGCTGCGGTCTTGGCTGCCTCGGCGGCCGTCTCTGCCGACTTCTGAGCGTAGTCCGCCGCCACCCCGAACAGCTGCGCCAGGGCCAGCAGCTTGGCTGCCAGCTCGGTGTTGCCAGAGGCGAGCGCGTCCTCGATCAGCTTTCGGAACTTCTTCTTGGCCTCTTCGCCGCCAGCGGGATCGATGTCCACGACGCCCAGCTTTTTGAGCTGGTCGCGCACCTGGCGTTGCAGGATCTCTGCGCGTTCGGCCTCGCTGTAGAACCCGGCATAGAAGGCGTTGACATTGGAGGCCAGCGCTTCCAGGCCTCCGCTGAGCTTGAGCAGCTCGGTCTGAGCTTTGCCGGTGATATCAGCGAACCCCGTGAGCGTTTTGGCCCAACCGTCGAACGCCGCCTTGACAGCACCGATCTGCTGCAACACGGCGTTGAGGCTATCAAGGTCCTTGACGGATTCCAGCGCTTTAGTTGCCCAGTCTGCATCACCGAGCGTCTTGCTCATCGCCGCCGCCACATCCTTGGCGATCATGTCCAAGTACTGTTTTTGCCCTGCTTCGCCATCTGCGAATTCGCGCGGCGCCCACTTGTTGTTTTGATCCTTGGACCAGTCAACAATGGTCTTGCCGTCAGGACCCACGATCTGCAGCGCGCCCCAGGCGCCGTCTTTGCTGCTGTCGTCTGCAAAGCCGGTTTTGACGATGTATCCCGTCTCGCGGCCGAAGCTCTTTGCGAACGAGTCGAGCATGCCGCCCACGGACTTGGCCACGCCGTTCACAAAGTCCTGCGCGCCCTGGTTCCAGTACTTGGCGCCCTCGTAGTAGCCCAGGGCACCGTCTTCGCGCCGCTTCACAGCGGTCGTCTCTCCGCCAGAGTAGACGGCATCCGCACCGTAGTGCGGGGTGCCAGACTTGTCGAAAGACTTGATCAGACTGATCAGCGCAAGGGCAGCTCCCGCCCATGGCAGAGCCGCGCCGAAGGCCTGCATGCCGCCTGCGAACAGCTCACCGCCCATCATCATCTCGATGCCGCCAGAGAAGGCAGGCATGCCGCCCATGAGGCCCGCGCCGAAGTTCGTGCCGGCAAACAGGCCGCTCTCGCCCAGCAGGCCCAGACCTGGGATGCCCCCGCCAAAGCCGCCGCCAGAGCCCCCTGTGCCGCCTACGCCCCCCAGGCCACCGCCGCCACCACCCTGAACACCAATGAGCGATGCCACAACCTGCACGACGAACGGACGCAGGAACATCTTGTAGATCTGGTCCGCCACGGTCGTCTTGAACGTGGTGGTCAGGCTCTTCGTGAAGCTGTCCCAGCCGTCGCGCCCGTTGTTGAGCATGTCGGCGAAGCCCTTGCGGAAGATCTCGTCGTACTGCTCAACCTGCTTGTTGACGTACTCCTCCTGGATGCGCAGCAGCGAGGTCTGAGTATTGGTCTCGGCCTTCTCGCGGGCCTTCTGGCGCAGCGTCTCGCGCTTCTTTTCGTTCTCGTCCTTGTCGTCGCTGTAGATCGTGCGGTCGATCTCCGCAAGCTCCTTGGCGAGCTCCAACTCGATGCGGCGCTGCGCGATGATCTTCTTGCGCTGCACCTCGTCGGCGCCCAGCAGCGACAGGCCCTCTTTCTGGATCGCCAGCTCATCCTTCGATGTCTGCAGCGACTTCGTAAGACGGTCGTCCATCTGCTTGAAGTCAGCCTGCTGCAGTGCAGCCACCCAGCGCTTTTGCGCGGCGATCTTGGCCTCCAGCGACGCGATGTACTTCGGGTCGAAGCTATCGCTGCCCTGGGCCTCAGCCATCTGCTGCTCAAGCGTGGCGAGCGTCATGCGCTCGATCTCGGTGCGACCCTTGCCGAACACGGCGTTGGCCGCCTCCTGCTCGCGCGCACGCTCGTTGACCGAATCGGCGGCCTTGAAGTTGCCAGCGATGAGGGCTTCTTGGGCCTTCATCGACTTCTCCAGGCCGTCATTGCTGCGCAGCTGCACGCCCAGCGCATCGGCCAGGGCCTTCGCTTCCTCCAGCTTGGCGCGGGTCTTCGCGTTCGTGGCTTTCTCGATCTGGGCCGACAGCTTGAGCGACTCGCGCTCACCAGCATTGAGATCAGCGGCGGCCACGCCCAGCGTCAGGAGCTGTTCGCGGTACTGCTTCGCCGCTGCAAGCTGTCCCTCCAGGTTCGCGAGCTGGTTGTCGGAGATGCTGATGCCGCCCGAGCCCTTCTCGGTGTACCGCTTGTTGATCCCCTCGACGGCGTTCTTGTAGCGCGTCTCCAGATCAGCAAGCTTCGACGCCAGCTCCGGCGTGTTGGCATAGGCTCGCTTCGTCTCTTCAACCGACTTGTTGTAGGTGTTCTGAGCGATGGTCAGCTCTTGCTTGCGCTTGACATCCTTTGTCGCGAATTGGCCCGCAAGCTTGTCGAAGTCCTCCATTGCATCGACGTACTCCTTGTTGGCCGCCTGAGTCTCGGCAATGGACTTGCCAGCAGCGCCAGCGAAAGCCAGGAAATCAGATGCCTGCTGAATCTCCTTCTTGATGATCTCCAAGCCTTTGTTGTAGGACTCAGTGGTTTGCCCGTTCAACGGGCCTTGGGCGAGCTTGTTATTCAGCTTCTGCTGGAGGGTCTCTAGGTGCTTTGCCGCTTGGTCCGTCGGCGATGTTTGGCGGCCAACGCCCAGGATGGCGTCCCACATCTTCTTCGCGCCGCCCGTCACGATCTGGACCGCGCGCTCGATGTAGCCCAGGTTCTGGGTCAGCTCATCTGCGCCGGTCTTCATCGCGTCTGCGTAGGCCTTCTGAGCCACGGCCGCAGCCTCGGCAGTCTTGCCCTGCTTCTCCAGCGCCTTGATCTGGTCATAGACACTCGCCGTCAGGTAGTTCATCTGCTCGTTCAAGGCGAGCGATGCCTGCAGCGGATCCTTGGCCAGGTCCGCAAACTGCTTGGCCGTCTCGCTGACGGCTTGGCCCGTGGTCTTTTCCCAAGCCAGAGCGATGGCCGTGAAGTCCTTCAGCTGGTCGGACGCGACCTTGCTGTAACGGGCCATCTCGGCAAGGCCTGCAGCTGCGGCGCCTTGGGTGCCCGATGTGCTGGCGATGGCGCGAGCCATGGCATTCAGCTCATCGACGGTGGTGCCGGCCTGGTTGCCGCTCAGCACAAGGGAGCGGCGGAAGTTGTCCGACTCCTTGCTGCCTTGATAATACGCGACGCCGAGCGTTGCGGCGGCAGCAGCAGCCACGGTGAAGGGATTCACCAAGCCGACCACGTAGCCAGCCATGCCGCGCGCAGCCGCGCCAGCACCGCCAAACATGTCTTTCAACTGGCCGCCCTGTTGCAGCAGCACCGTCAGCGGGGCCTGGCCAGACTGGAGCGACACAACGATGTCCGTGAACTGCGCCGGCACCATCCGCATCGCTGCGGCGGTCTGCGCAGCCGACACGCCCACCTTGCCCATGCCGGCCTCGGTCTCGCGCAGCTTGGCGATGTACGGCGCCGCCTGGCTGGCGACACCCAGCTGCGCAGCCTGCAGCTCCAGCAGCTCGGATTTCGTCTTGCCCAGGGCTTGGGTCTGCGAGCGCAGGGACTCCAGGAAAGACGATTGCCCAGCGTCACGGGCCTGCTGAGCCTTGAACGATGCGAGCGCGTCCTCAGCCTCGCGCAGCTTGGCGACCAGCGGGTTCAGCTTGGTCGCGTCGAGGCCACGCATCTCGATCTTCTGCTCGAATGCGCGGCTCAGGCTCTCACCCGCCTGCGCTGCGATCTTGGCCTTTTCCGTCGCGCGGGTCAGCGCCTGGGCCATGGCGCTTTCGGCCCGGCCCATCTTCTGGGCGGCTTCATCGGCGCCATCGCCGATCCCCTTCACGCCCTTGGCGGCCTGCTCGCCGGATTTGGCGACGGACGCAGCCATATCGGCCGCGCCAGTCTTGATGTTCTGAAAGGTGGTCTTGGTGTCGTCTTCCGCAGAAACCACGAAGCCAATCTTGCGGTTTTGTTCTTCCATGTGACCCCCAAACAAAAAGGCCCGCCGAAGCGAGCCTTTTTCCTGCCGAACAATGCCGGTCTAGTAACGAATATCGAACCTACTCACAGTAGAGTTCAACGAACTTTCTATCAACGGCATCCGAGCCTATTTCCGCCCTGCCATTGGCAGCGGATGCGAATGGCTTATAGCCAGCGAATCCGCCCATTTCATTCTTTGCATTCACTTCTCCGCAGAGGATGGTTCCTTCCAAGGTGAATCCAGCCTTCCGCACCAATCTCTCGTTGCGAAACTGCGCAGAATCAGGATCCTTCAGTTCGGCCAGGACGGGTTTTCTGTGCTGGTGAACCAGATAGCTGCCGTACATGTAAATGCAGGCCCCCAGCACTAGCAGAACCAACAGGCCGACAGACAAGACTTTGCGCATATACCCTCGCTTGAAAATTGAAGGGCATGCTACCGCATCACCTTTTCTGTGGGATGTTGACCACGGCCATCTCCATCCGCCGCACGTCGGCGAACAGTTCGTCCCAGAGCTCCTGGTCGCCCTGCGCCACGCGGTCAAGCAGCGGATAGACCGCCTCATACCGCAGGCCTATGCGCCCGCCGCCGCCCATTCCCACAACCCAGGCCCATTGCGTCTGCAGGCCGACGAACAGCGCCAGCGACTCGGCGTTCTCGGGCCAGGCCTCCACTGGGTCTTCCCAGTAGTCTTCTGGCTCGCAGCCTTCTGCGACCTCCGGGTCGGGGGTGAAATAGGCGACGGTGGCGCTCAGGAGTTTTTTACGCGGCCATCCACCAGGGCGGCACGGTAGGCGTCCCAGAACGCGGCGGCGGCGTTGGGCTCTTCATCGAACAGCTGCACCAGGGCCGCCTTGTTGAGTTCGATCTCGACGCCCCAGCCCACCAGGTACTTGAGGGTTCGTTCTGCGCTGAATTCGAGGCCACGGTCGGCCAAGTTTGCGAAGCTGAATTTCTCGCCGTCGGCCGGCTGAGGGACATTGGCATTGGACACCTCGTCCCACAGCTCGCCGAACTCGCGGCGCGTGCGGTATTTGAATTTGCAGTCCATCTCGGCAACCTCGCCGGTCACGCGCACAAACGAGACGGGCGCGGTGATGGTCTCGGGACGGGCGCCAAAGATGAATGCGGGGGGCTTCTTGCCAGCCTCGTCTGCAGCGGCGGAAACAGCGGTCTTGGATTGAGTGGCCATGGAGTGATCCTTTCAGCGGAGGGAAAAAGAGAAAGCCCGTGCCCGACTGCCCGCCTCCGCTGAAAGAGACGAAACAGCCGGGCCGGTGCATGGGGTTGACGCCTTAGCTGGCGTAGCGGGTGGAGCGGCCCTTGCCCGAGAAATCGGCCTTTACGCGGTTGACCTGGCCGTCCTGCATCAGCACTTCATCGTTGAGCGCCACGGTGCATGCCAGATACGACGTGGCGCCGTTCTTCATGGTGAGGCGCTGGATCGTGTCGGCGCCGCTGGCGGACAGGTCTTCCAGAGCCGTGTAGCCCGGGGTCTCGATGGCGTCGGCGTCGATTTCCAGCGAGCGCGAGACCGGGCTGAAACCGTCATTGATTTCCTGCTCGTTCTCGGATTCGAGGTAGCGGTACGTGACCTTCTTGGGATCGCCGCCGCTGGTGTTGTTGGACAGGATCTGCACCACGTCAACCCAGGTCAGTGCCTTCTGGAACGAGCCAGCGCCGCCGCCAGGGGTGAACAGGTTGGTGTTGCTGGTGTTGGCCTTGCGGCCCTCCAGGGTGAACGTGTCCGGGGTCGGGATGGCCTTGACGCGGAACACCAGGCCGTTCAGGCGACCCCAGCCGGACAGGACGATCACGATGTTGCCGACGGCCAGGCCGTGACCAGCTGCCGTGCAGACGGCCTCGGTCGCGTTTGTGATCGCGGTGATAGGCACCTTGGCGCCGATGGAAGTGGCCACGGCGATGCGCGAGCCGGTAGGGAGAGATGCCATGTTGTGGCCCTTTCAAAGAAAAAGACCCCGAAAGGGGCCGGTTTCTGCGAGGCAACATGGCCGCGAGTCCCTGGCGGGAGTGGCGGGCCTGCGAGGCAGGTTGGAAAAAACTTGTCAGCGGGATGCACGGCTTTCCAGCCACTTCTCCCAGGCAGTGAGCGCGCCTTTTGCAAGACGGATCAGCGCGCGGTGCAGGTCTTGCGTGGCAGGCGCGATGGACGGCGCCGCTTGCGTGGGCTGCGCAGCCTTCTCGCCCTTCTTGAGCACGCCGCGCAGGCTGAAATCAGCCCGCACAGACCTGAAGGTCTCGGGCGGATCCTCCAGGCGGCAGGCCTGCACCTGGTCGGGGAACTGCCTCCATGCGAAGCTGTCCTCCAGCTGCTCGACCTCCAGGCCGTGGCGCGCGCACAGGTCGCGAAAGTCGCCGATGAAAGCCCCGTACCAGGCTGGCGACGGCATATTGACGGTCACATGCATGTGCACTCCGATTGATTTCGACGCCTACCTGGCGCCCAGAATGGAAAAGGTCTGCAGGTAGCCAGAGACAACTCCTGCATCGTCATAGGCCCCGATGGGGTCGCCATGGGGCCGCGCCGTGAACGCTGCAGCAGCGCAGAGCCGCTCCTCGATGCGCTGGATCAGCGCGAAGGCCTGCAGCGGCGTGGCGGCCCAGGTGTTGATCTGGATGAGCGGCTTGCGCTTGTCTGCCGGCGCGTTGTCCGTGTAGCGCAGCACGTCGCCGCCGATGTGCTGCCAGGTCACATAGGGCATGGTCGTGCCGTAGGGCGCGGTTCCCACGACGACGCGCGGGCACTCGGCCAGCAGTTCGGCCATGAGGTCAGATTCAAGTGCCACCGTAGGCCCCCTTCTCGAACAGCCTGCGCCACAGTTCAGCCTCGGCGGCCTTCTGCGCTTCAGGCACAGAGCTCTCCGCGCTGCGTACGAACGCCTTGCCGGGAACCTGAATCGGCGTCGGCAGTGTCACGTAGTACGCATCCTTCTGCGCCTGGCTGGCGCGCCGGCCTGGTGGCTTCTTGCCATCCATGCCAGGCCGGACCATGGGCCGCACCTGTCCGTCGTTGCCCCGGTAGTAGCGGTAACGCTGCAGGTAGCCCCATTCCACCAGGTGGCCATGGGGCGCAGTGCGGTGGTTCCAGCTGACGTGATACTCGGCCCGCTGACCTTCCACCGACTTCTCAGGGCTGTAGGCCTGATAAATCGAGCGGTCCAGATTGCCCGTGGAGCGGCCTAGCGCCCGCACGTTGATCTTGACCCGCTCGTACAGTACCTGAGCGGCAGCCTGGGCCACAGGACGCACGGCAGCATCAACCTCGGCGCCAAGGTCAGCCAGCAGGCTGTCGAGGCCATCGAGATCCACAGCAATGCCGAACGTTTTGTTCCCCTGCAGGGCCTGCTTGCGCAGATCGCGCCGGCTGGCCATGTCCGTCATCCCTTGAACGGCACGGCATCGGCACGCGCGGCGCGGGCCTCGGCCACACGCTCGGGATCCGCGTCCATCCAGCTGGCATTGGCGGCGGCCACCTCGGCCGGCACGTTCTCGATCAGCAGGCCTGCGTCGTAGCCGTAGGGGCCGATGGTGCCGGGCTTTGTCGTCAGCACCGTGCGCGGCCCGCCGCCGTCGGTCGGCGCCTGGGCAGCGCGCGGCGCTCGGGGCGCGCGTTGGGTCCGTGGCTTGGTCATTGGGTCAGTCCTTTCGTGAGCTCGCACACCAGGTCGATGTACTCGCGGGTCGGCCCAGGCAGCACCGCCTTGAGCTCGTAGACGTTGCCGTCGAACAGCACGCGCATGCCTGCGTCCAAGCCAGAGCGGCGGCGGATGCGGATGCTCGCGCGGACGATGGACACCTCGGCGTCGGCTTTTATCGTGCCCAGGCCAGACTTGTGCAGCACGTTGGCGGCGATGCGGCCCGGGGAGATGTTCTCCCAGGCCTCCGGTTCGGGCGTGCCCCAGCCGTCTTTGCCGCCCGTCTTGCGCTGGATGTGGATTCGGTCTCGAAGGGTACCGGCCTGCATCAGAAGCCTCCTGCCGTGTTGATGTAGGGCAGCAGCAGCCAGTCGGCACCCATCGGGATCTCGGCGGCCTGGCCCGGGGCCACGGCCTCACGGTTGGCGTACAGGTGCCCGATGATCAGCTGCGCGGCCGAGTGGATGGCCTCATCGATGACTACGCCGACAGCCCCCTCCGGGATTTCGGCCTGGTCCTCGTAGAGCTTGGCGAAGATCTTCCCCTCGATGGCCAGGTACGCCGCAGCGATCCAGCCTTCGATCAGGGTGTCCTCCTCATCACCATCGACCCGCAGGTGCAGCTTGGCCCGCGCGAGGTCAATCCTCTGCATGGGCCTGGCCCGGGAAAGGCTTGACGGGCGAGCCCACCGAGCGGGCGTAGGCCACGGCGTCGGGGTGCGGGTCCACGCTGCCGGCGTAGGCCTTGGCCACGGACTCAGGCATGCCCTCGATCACATCGTCCGGCTGGAAGCGCACGCCATCGATGGTCACGGCGGCCAGGACGCGCACAGCGACCAGCGCAACGTCCTGGGGCGCGGGATCCTGCGGGGTTCCAGCGCCAGCGCCCTGCCCGTCTGCGGCCCCAGCCGTAGCCGGGGCCTGGGTCTCGCCGGCCTGCGCAGTGTCGTCGGCCGCCTGCTGCTGGGCATGCTGGCCTGCGACCTGGTCGGCGGCCGGCGCATCGGCTGCCGTGGGGGTGGTTTTCGGTTTCGTTGCCATGTCGGCTCCTTGAGATGCGGCCCCAGCCGTAGCCGGGGCCTGGGTTCATGCGCGGCCGATCAGGTGGCCGAGTTGGCGTAGGCCTTGACGGCGCCGCCCACGTCCAGCAGGTTGCCGCCGCTGCGGCAGAAGGCCACAAAGCCCACCTGGCCCTTGAGCGTGTATGCGCTGTCGGTCATGCGGAACAGGGTGACGTCCATCACGTCGCGGATCAGGTACTTGCTGAAGTCGCCGTACAGGATCGACTTGGCATTGGCTGCCATCGGGGCCATGTTCTGGTTGATGTTGATGGCGCGGCCCAGCAGGCGGTCAGGGGCGCCGCCAGGGTTGCCCTGCTCGTAGCCCGGCACGAAGATCGGACGGCCCTGGGTGTCCTTGATCTTGCGCAGCACCTTGAGCACATCGTCATGGAACATCCAGGCAGCGCGCGAGCGGTAGATCGGGTCCACCGAGTGCTCCAGGTCCACCAGGTCGTCATAGGTCACGCTGGTGGTCTGGCCCGTGGCGCCGGTCTTGCCGACGGAGGCGCCCGTCACGATGCCGCGAGGCTGGCCGGTGCCAGTGCCCACGGTCTGGTGGCGGTTCTGGATGCGACCCAGACGCAGCGCCAGCAGCGACTTGATATAGGCCTCGATGTCGATGAACGAGTCCTGCAGCAGCTCGAAGGGCAGCGCGATGCTCTTGGAGCTGTACTTGTAGACGCCCATATTCGCCTGGCCGAACGTCGTCTCACCCGTCGAAACTGCGACGTTTTCGCCGACGATCTCGCCCTCCTCGGACGTCGCGTCAGCGGTGGGGAACAGCATCTGAGCGCCGGTCGCGGTCTGGATCGCGCTGGCCACGGCACGGACACCGCCCATCTGCTTCATGGCTTCGATCAGCGAGCGACTGAACTCGGTGGCCACGGTGTAGCCGCCTTCGGAGCCGGTCGTGGTGGACATGGCCGCTTGAATGTCGGGGTTCTGGCGTGCTGCCATCGCGCCGCGCTGCTCTTGGCTCAGCGCCGACAGGCCGCCCTTGAGCATGGCGCGCAGGGCCTGGGATTCATCGGTCTGCCCGCCGCCACCGCCGCCGGCGCGGGCTGCAGCGTTCATCGCGGCCTCGTGCTCGGCGCGCTCGTCGCCGGCCACCTGGTTGATGCGGTTCTCGCGGGCGATCTCACCGTCGATGGCCTCGATCTCGTTGAGGATGGTGTCCAGGGCCGAGGCATCGGCGGACGGCATGCGCTGGTCGGCCGGGGTCTTGGCGTTCAGTTCGGCGGCGGCCTTGGCCTTCGCGTCACGCTGGGCGCGCAGTTGTGCAAGTTTGCTCATGGTGAGCCTTTCTTTCAGGTTGTGACCGCTCGCGCAGGTCGTTCGGACATGAAAAAGCCGCCTCGGTGGGCGGCGGTCTCAGTTGCGCGAGGCGCTTTACTGATGGGAGAGGCGAGCCAGCATGCTCAAACGCTGCTGCTGGCGGGCGCGGTGGTCTTCGGTGGCGAACTGCTGATCGTTGGCAGGTTCGGCTGTGGGCGCGGGGTCGGCCTCGGGCTCGGGCTCGTCGCAGGGATCGCGCGGCGCGTTGGCGTATGCCGAGAGGTTCCAGGCCTTGGCATTGGCCCTGGCGCTTGCGCGCGCCTTGGCGTCGCTCGCAGCGATGGAGGTGGCGAAGCCGTTCTCCAGTGCCTCGTCGGCGGTGAACCAAGTTTCCTCGGCCATCCATTCGGAGATCTGCGCCAGCTCCTTGCCAGTCTTGGCCGCGTAGGTCTCGGCCAGAGTGCCGTCGATCTTGTCCAGGAGGTCGGCCTCCTTGCGCAGGTCGTTCGCGTTGCCCCACATGCCGGTCCATGCCTTGTGGATCATGAACATGGCGCCCTTGGCCATGATCACTTCCTCACCTGCCATGGCGATGAAGGTCGCCGCACTGGCCGCGATGCCATCGATGTGCACGATCACCTTGGCGCCGTGCTCGCGCAGGGCCTGCTCCATGGCGCGGGCTGCGAAGACCGAGCCGCCTGGGCTGTTGATGCGCAGATGGATGGTGTCCACGTCAAGATCACGGATGGCCTTCACGAATGGGCCCGGGGCGATGCCGCCCCACCATTCGGCCTCCAGCTCGCTGGACACGATATGGTCGTAGAGGAAGACCTCGGCCTCGCGGTCGTCGGCCTTGGCCACCACCTCGAACTTGCGGGCACTGGCGCGGCGGTTGTCCGCGTAGAGCTTATTGAGTCGGTTTTTCATCGTTTCCCTTCCCGTCGTCTTTTCCGGGGTTGCGCAGCAGGCTGGCGTTCGGCGGCAGGTTCTCGCGGCGGCGCACCTCGCTGGCGTCCATCCACGGCATCTCGCCGGCCCGGCCCATCGCGATGCGGTAGGCCTCGTACCGGGTCTTCAGGTCGGCCCGCTCCAGGGCCTCAACCATGTGCTCCAGGAACAGCTTCTCGCGCACGGGCCAGAACTTGCGGTTCAGCTCCTGCTTGATCGGCGTCAGGTGCCGCTGCAGCGTGTAGCGCACGAAGCCGATGCCCTGCTGCTCGATGCCCGTGCCGAAACTGGTCTGCTTGTCCGTGTGGCCGATCATGTGGGGCGGCACACCCAGGATCCGGGAGATCTCCTCCACGTTGAACAGCCGGGTGGCCAGGATCTCGGCATCCTTGCTGTTGATCGACAGCTGAGCCGGTTCCAGGCCGCCCGAGAGGATCAGCGGCCCCCGGCCCCCGTTCATCGCCCGCGCCAGCAGCGAGGCCTTGAGGTCTCCCAGCTGCTTGTCGGAGAGGCGGCCCGGCGCCTTGAGCGCATAGTCGATGTTCGCGCCACCAGCAAAGAACCGGCTTGTGTGCTCCTGGGCGGCAATTGCCGCGCCGATGGCCTCGCGCCCGGCGAAGGTGATCGCACTGGGGCTGCGCAGGCCATCGAATCCCAGGCTCGGGACGTGCAGCATGTCCGCGCTGTCCAGCGTGTATGCCGGCCCGCCGTCCGAGGGGTTGATGCGGTACAGCACCTTGTCGCCCTTCTTGAACGGGTCCACGCTCAGCGGGTGGTGCGGCTTAAGCGCGATGATCTTCGAGCTGCGCACGCTGGAGCGCACCAGCTCGGCGAACCCATCGCCCTCGAAGAGCTTGGCGCTCATCAGGTACTCCCAGAACGTGAAGGCGGACCAGACGCCCCCCGCGTTCTCGTTGAGCAAGTACCAATAATCGTGGTCCACTTTCTCGCGCGTGTCTCGCTCGTAGATCGAGATTGGCAGCGAGGCGATGGCGCCGGCGACCAGCGAGACGGCGGCATAGACCACCGACACGCGCATGGCCGTTTCCTTGGTCACACGCACACCGGCCGCCGAGCGGCTCGATGCGCCCAGCAGGTTCGCCAGCTCGCCCATGGACGTCCCGCTGCTTGTGACCTCGTTCTCGCCCAGCGCCACCAGGCCGGCGCGCTCTGCCGCACCATCGCGGCCCGCGATCCAGCCGGACAGCACGCGGCTGCCGTGCTGGTGCGCGGTCATGTTGAATGTCTGTGTCATCCCAGCTCCAGTGAGTAAATCGCCGGGCCGGCCTTCGCCTCCGGGTTCAGGGCCATGAGATACACGGCATCGAAAAGGGCCATCAGCAGGTCAATCTTGCCGACGCCGCTGGCCTGTTTGGTGATGGTCACGGCGTTGCCCTGCATCACCGTCTTGGCGTTGCCCACGCACCAGGCCATGAGGGCGCTTCCGCCGTGCACCAGCTTCCTGGCGGCGACGTGGCGCTCTGCCGTCTTGATCGCGCCGTTGAGCTGGTAGCCCTGCGGGATGCCCACCACCTGAGCAGCCTCGACTGGGCCCGGCTCGTCCTCGGTGCCCACCAGGGCGTCATAGATAGCGCCCAGGCCCAGCCGGTCCACGCCCACCTTGTCGAGCAGGCCCGTGTCCACGATCTGCTCCACAATCTGGACCACCTCCTCCACGTCCTGTCCGACCCGATCCACCAGCACCAGGTCACCAGCTTTGATGAAGTCCCGGTACTTGGATTCCTCGGACTTGCGGCGCTCCAGCGCAATCGGGTGGATCCAGCCGCGACCCCATGAGAGCCAGCGGCCTGTATCGATCTCACGCCCGACCACGGCCAGTCCCAGCAAGTCATCAAGCCCGCCCCCGTCAATACCGACCTCCACCACCTCGCAGCGCTGCAGCAGCTCCTCCAGCGAGAACACCGGGATGGCAGCGGACTCCCAGAAGTCAGCGCCAGCCCAGCGATCAGAACGTAGGTTCAGGCCCACCTCGACGTTGGCATGCTTCGCAAGGAACCCCTTCAGCGAATCTTTACCCTCGGCCTCTGCTTTGCGGTGCTCCCGAGTGAGGAACTCCTTGTCCACCGACCGGCCGTAGTTCGGATTCACCATCGGCATGTTTTCAAGGAGCAGGCAATCGCCGCTCTTGACCATCTCCGGAGGGTGCTCGTACAGGACGGGCACGAACTGGGGATCGAGGATCTCGCCATCGCGCACCTTGCGTGCGTATTCCAGCTTTTCCTTGAACACGCCAGCTGGCGGCTCGTCCGATTGCGTTGTGATGTAGAGCGTGAAGCCCTCCGGCCTTGAGGCCAAACCACCCGCCGCTTCCCGGAACAGGTCTTTCGCCTTGGGGTTCTTGCCAAACAGCCACAACTCCTCTACGAGCAGGACAACAGATTTCTTGCCCGCAGCCGTATTCGTGTCCGCTGCGATCACCTTCAGCTTGGCACCCTTGCTCTTGTGAGTCAGGATGCGCTGAGAGTCCTGGACGTGGATTAGGTCCGACAGTTCGCTGTATGGCTCACCGTCCTCATCCTCTTCCAGGAACTGCACCATGTCCTTGGCGGGGCTGAAACTGTTGTCGGCGACCTCCTTAGTCGGAGCCAGGATCGTGAATTCCGCCGACTTCCGCCAATTGCGAATCAGCAAGGTCAACATCACCGAAGCCGCGAACCCCGACTTGAAGTTCTTCTTCGGCAGCATCACGAACCATTCTTTGATCAGCCGTCGGCCGGTTGAAGCGTCGTACGCCCCAAAGATCGAGGCGGCCAGGTCAAAAAGCCATTGGCCGCAGGAGTCTTCCATGCGGGGGCTACCCGGCGCATCCACGATCCGCAGATCCCGCATCACGATGAGATTGGCCTCGGCCTCTGCCGGGAATATCGGTGGCGGGATGATCGAGCGCCCATCACGCAGCCGCTCGGCCCAGTCAGGGCAAGCAGTCGTCCATTCAGGCATCGCCTACTCCTATTGAAGGTGAGCGGGCGGAGCCGCAGACTCGTACTTGCCGCGCCCTGCGTTCCTGGCCTTCTCTGCGCTGGCCGCCTTCTTGCCGCCGTTCTCCGCGCGCCGCACCTCTGCCGAGAGCAGCGCCTTTGCAGCATCCACCCGGAGCTTTGCCTCGGTGCCGCTGTCGTTCATCACCGCCTTCAGGAACTTTGCGGGCTCGTCGTAGGTGACGCTCAGGTTCAGGTATGCGGGCTCTTTCGATGGACGGCCGGCGCCTGGACGCGCGCCGCCGCTGCGCCCTTTGACTCCGGCCATGGCAACTCCATTTGATTTATTTGAATAGGGGGAAATTTCTTGCGCGTGCGGAACAGGGCGGTATCCGGGGCTGAGGCTCTCAGCCTTTGACCCCGCCCCCTCCCTTCGCCCGCCCTAGGATGCCCCTGGTTCGCGTCAGACGGGCCTGTGCGCCGTCATCGCCGACCCGGAATGCCGAGAGCAGCTCAAGCATCGAAAGCTGCACACGCACCGCTTTCATGTAGCCATCTCGCCTCAGGTCGGAGGACTTGGCGCGATCCCGGGAGAGGCGCCACCAGTGGGCCGCGTACTCGACCCGCTCCTCGACGTAAGCCCTTGCCCATCCCGGCAGGCCGCGCCGCGTGCACTCTCGCAGATCACGGGCAAGGGTCTTGCGCATGCTGGAGTAGTTCATTGGCCACCTTGCCGCGCTTGCTGTTGGCGCTCCTGCCGCAGAAGGCGAGTGCCGGCGCCCATCGCCCATGCGATCAGAAGGCCGATGCCCATCACCCAATGGCCGTACCAAACCATCGCCATCACCAGGCCAATGCTCAGCACGTTGTCCACAGCGAAGGGAAGCACATAGGCTCGTTCGGGGAAAGGCCGGTCGACCCGGCCCACGTTGCACAGGTTGGCCAGCACCAGCACGCCGACGATAAGGCCCAGCAGGTTGCCAGCGCCTTCAACGTCATCGCCCACCCAGGCCCACAGCAGCCCATACATGCCGGCGTACAGCGCCAGCTGTGTGATTGCGGCCCTCATGCTGAGCCACCATCCACCACGGCGCGCATGGTGGTAGGACCTGCATCGGCTTGCCACGCATCGGAGGCGCCCATCTCGGCCAGGCGGTCTGCCAGGGTCTCGGCCTCCGCTGCCGTGTACTCCTGCGCTAGTGCTCGCTCCACCTTGCCGACAGCCTCGCGAAGGATGCCCTTCACGGCGAAGCTCTTGGAGGCCGTGTAGGTCTCCAGCAATTGGCTCAGCACTTCCGCATGCTTCCTCGCCTTCTTCTCAGCTCCTGCCTCAATGCGCGCAGCAAGGGTGCGCATCAGGACCGACCTCGCGTCCATGCTCAATTCCATGTCCATGTCCTGCTCCTCAGTGGCGGGCCTCGGCGCCCTGGTTCGTGGTGGGTGCCGGCGCGGCGTGGGAGCCGGGCTGGTACTGCGAGGACGGCATGGCGTCCAGCTGGGTCTGCAACAGCTTGCGCTTGATGTGCGTGCTCATCGGCAGGATCACAGCCGGGTTGGGGATCGCGCTGGGGCTGATGGTGCGGTTGATCTCCGTCACAGCCGAGAACACATGGCCGCACTCGTAGTTGCGGCACTGGAAGATGGTCTCGCGGCTGGTGCTGGTCAGCTGCAGGCTGGTCCGGGTATAGGCATGCTCCTGGCAATGGGGGCACATCATTCGCATGGTCAGCACTCCTTGCGCTCGCGGCGCTCTGTGGAACATGTAGGGGCCGCGATATGCGGCACCACAACAGGGGTCGGGGTTGCTCGGGCCGGCTTCGGTGCGGCCGGCGCGGGGCGGACTGCGGGCGCAGGCCTGGCAGGCGGTACCACGATCACCGGGCGGGCCGGGATGACCACGACAGGGGCGGCCTGGGCCAGGGAGTGGATCGCAGCGCCAGCAAGCACAGCAGCCGTCATTCGGATGGATCGCATGGTCATTCCTTCAAAGCTGGGCTCGTAGCGCCGCCTCGCGCGCCGTCTTCTCGACGTGGCAGCCGCGTTTGTTGCCCTCGGGGTCGTAGCTGACGCACAGGCACTGCCGGTTGTCGTCGGTGTCCTCGCCGCCCTGCCACAGCGGGACGATGTGATCCAGCTCGAAGGGCCGGGGCGTGCCGGGCGTGATGTCGATCAGCTCGCCGCAGCAGGCGCAGCGCGGGCCATCCCGCAACCAGATCCGCAGCCGAGCCTCTTGCCTGGCTCGCCCCCTGGATCGGCCAGTAGCACCCAGGCGCGGGGCCTGCTGCAGCTTGCGGGAGTCGGCCTTCTGGATCCGCAGCGGCAGTGCGCTGATGCGCGGTCGCTGTCCCATGGCGGCGCCTCAGCTCCTTGCCACGCCCTCGGATTTGAGGGCGTTGAACTCATCGCGGCTCACCTTGCGCTCCACGATCTCGGAAGCCACGAAGCTGAGATCCACGACGCCCGCCAGCATTCCGCCGTCGCGCGGTGTTTCGAGCTTCAGCACCTGCCCGAGGCGGTGGCCGTTCACGAAGATCAGACGGTGGACACCATCGTGGAGGATCTCCACCTTCTGACCCAAGTCAGGCGCCAGCACATGAGGCCGCGCCGGGATCATTCGCTCCATGGAATCTTCGAGATGGCGGTAAACAACGCCTTCGGCTTCTTCTGTCTGGGACATGCAGATCTCCTTGATGGTGGGATAGGAGCCGCCACGCAGGCCTTGCACCCCATGCGCAATGCATGCTTTGCCGGGTGCACCTGGTGGCGGCGGAAACTGATTCAGCTGTCACACACTACGATGCGTATCGGCAGCTAATGAAGCCGACAACCCACTCATCAAGGAGCGCGCTATGGCATCAAGAGAAACTGTTCGATACGGATTGGGGTGCGAAGCCTGCGGACAAAAAGGCACCGTCACCGTTACCGAGAACAACCACCCATTCATGAGCAGCGTTGATCTACGGGTTAAACAGGTAGAAGGAGAATTCGCAGCAAAGGAGCACGGCGACAGCAAAATCGCCGTCACGTGCCTGAAGTGCAACGCGCAATACGTTTTTTAGCGGCAGACACCCTCCTGGCATACGATGGGAGCTTCCACACAACCCATCGCCAGGAGGGCGAAACAATGTCGAATGAACACGTAATTGAGCACATTCATGACCTCAGAGGCAGCGTTGAGGCATTGCGCACCATGTTTATGGCGATCGCAAGCACCTTCCCTCCAGAAACCCAAGCCATCACTCTTGAGCAACTGAAGTATCTGAAGCCAGTTGTTATCGACCGCCGCGCCAAGCAGGGCGCGCCTGCCATCATCCTGGCAGCAATGCAGCGAGAGCTTGAGACGGTAGAGCAGCTACTCCAAGCCAATGTTGACCGGGGCACGCGGTAAGCATCTTCTGGAGGTCGCCTTGTGAAAACGCATATGCGGCCGCCAACTCTTTGGGGCTGCTGAGTTCGCTCGCAGCCCCAATGCTTCCCAGGCTCTTTTCATTTAGATCGCTCATAGGACCTCCAGAAACAGGAAAGGCCCGGCGATGCCGAGCCCATGTGTAGATCGCCCCTTCGGACTTATGGCCAATGCCACAGGGGAAATGCCGTTCGCGAACTATCCAGCGCCGCTGCGCTTGCGGAGGAGTGCCCGCCCCATCAACCCACTCAGGGGCGGCCCCGGCTGGATCGGGGAGCCAACGAAAAAGCCCGCAAGGCGTGAACCGTGCGGGCTTGTGATCTGTAGGGGCGTGTTCCCCCATCGCTTCCATGTCTTGCCAGACTCACCGCCTGGGGACGTTTGTCAGGGTGAGCGCTGGCGGTTTTGTCTGCGCCTGCGCTCTAGGCACGCAGTATACCTCAGCCTTTGCCGGCCGCAACCGTCTTCAGCCCCTTCATCCGCTTGAGGGCTGCGATGGTGCCCGAGCGTGCGCGGTCCACATGGGCGGCGATGTGCCCGGAAATCAGCTGGCCCTCGGCTTCGTGCGGCACCTCGCGGGTGCCGAACCCCTTGCAGGTCTCGCAGATCGCCATCTCGCCCAGCTTGACCCCGCCGCAGCCTGGGCACTTGCGGTCGCACCACCACAGCAGCACGTCGGTCAACTTGGCGCGGGCGTCCTTGATGCCCTGCGCCAGCACCCAGGGCAGAAAGCCTGCGTGCGCGTCCACCAGGCGGGTGTACTGCGGCAAGCCGCGCAGGATCTCCATGCGGCGCTCCATGTGCCAACGGCCCTCAGCCACGCGGGCGCCCACCATGTCGAGACGGCCCCGGCTCTTGCGGGGCATCTGTTCGGCAACGCGCTGCAGCTGCTCCTCGGTCAGTGGGCGCGGCTTCTCGCGGCGGTCCCATTCGCAGATCAGCTGCTGGACCAGCCGGCCCAGGCCTGCGCGCTGGATGCCAGCAGCGATCAGGTAGTCCGCGTCGCCGCGTTTCTCCAGATCGACGGACAGGTCGCTGCTGGTGCTGGCGCTGGTCAGACGCTCAGCGACGGTGGGCCGCTCAGCGGCTGCGGGCTTGGTTGGTGCTTCGATGGTCATTCTTTTCCTTGGGTAATCGGGTCTGGTCAGCCGCGGCGCTTGTTGAGGGTCTGCCGAACCTTTTCCGCCAGTGCGCTGTACAGATCTCGGGTGCCGAAGGCGATTGGCACGTAGTCCATGCGTCGGTCTTCGACATAGGCTCGGCGGTTATGGGTCAGCATGCTGCTGACTGGTTCGATATGCATCGCGCACTGGCTCTGGCTCCACAGGAGCACATGGCAGTTCTCAAGACTGGTGATGGCGCGCTCAGGGTTGGTCAGCGAATTCATCTCTTGGCTCCTGGGTTGAAAATGGGACATAGCTGATGGCGCGGCGCCGGTTGTTCGTGGCGAACTGCTGGGCGGCCTTGTTGAACCAGAGGTACTGGCTGTAGTGCTGCACATCGCCGTTGCGCTGCTTCTGCAGCTCCAGCTTGGCGTCGGGCTTGTCGGGGTCGTGGTCGGGGTCGTTCTCGTCCTTGCGCGCACTCCAGACGGTGAACACGTTGTCGGCACCGTCGGTGATCTTGGAAGAGCCTGCAACGTCCAGCTTCCCCGGGCCTTTGGACTCGTCCGCACCCTTGCGGGGGTGGGCGACCAGGTGGACATGCACGCCATTGCGGCGCGCGAAGTCGCAGATCTTGCGGACGGCTTCCTTCTGGGCGGTCATGCTCCCTGGGCCGTCTTCGGGCACGTCCGTCATCATCAAGCTGTCGATCACGAAGTGACGCATGCCGTAACGCTTGGAGCCGTACAGGAACACGGCCAGGAGACGGTCGATGCCTGCGCTACCCACAACGTTGAAGAACCATTGCTTGTCGTGCAGCCACGCTCCGATTGCGTCGATGTAGGGCATGCTCGGGCGGTCCAGGCCCGCCGCCTGCTTGACGGTGCGCTTGAGCTGGCGTTCGGGCGTCATCTCGCCGGAGAACACCATCACGCGGTCGCCTTGCTGCATCAGCCCCAGCAGCACCTGGGACAGCATCAGGCTCTTGCCGTGGCCGTTGTAGCCGGTCCAGACGGTGACCTCGCCGGATCGAAACTCGAACCAGTCCAGATCCTTGTCCAGGCGCAGCACTGGGTCGCCCGCGTCATCGTGGGCCGGATAAAACATGGACTTCACGCGGTTGATGAAGTCGCTGGCCTGGCGCATCTCCTCGGGGTCCAGAGTCTTGGCTTCCTTGGTGGCGTGCCAGAAGTCCTCTCCACAGGCGCCCTTCTGCAGGAACTCGTTCGCGTCCTTCTCGGGCAGCGTGACCAGCTTGCAGCGCTCCAGGCCCAGGCGGCGAACGATCTCCTGCGCCCCAGCCTTGCCGGCCTCGTCGCTGTCGAAAAAGATCAGGATCTCGCTGAAGCAATCCAGGCGCTCCCAGTCGTTCTCCAGCCACTGGTGATTGCCAGCGCCAGCATTGACCGACAGGGCCGGAATGCCGACCTGGTGCAATGTCATCGCATCGATCTCGCCCTCGGTGATCGCCACGGTGCGCGCCTTCGGGTCGATGAGGTGCCAGCCGAAGAGGCAAGGCTCTGCCCCGCCCTCCTGGCGCATGTCGCGCTTCTCCGCAATGTTGCGGTACTTGACGTTGACCAGCTCGCCGTCACGCAGGTACGGGAAGACTGCGTAGGTCTTCCCACCCCGGATCTGCTCCGCCACCCTGAAGGCCGCGATGGTCTCGTCGGTGATGCCGCGGCCGTTGAGCCATTCCTTGACCCCGGCTTTGGCGGCCTGGCACTGCGGCTTAGCCGGCCGCTTGAAGGTCTTCTTCTCGCGCTCAGGCATCACTTCGCGGATGCCCAGGTACTCCTTGGCCTCGCGGATGGCTTCGCCGATGGACTGGCTGCGGCAGGCGGCCCACAGGTCCAGCAGATCGCCGGCATCACCCGAGGCGAAGTCCTTCCACACGCCAGCCTTTGCCCCTGTGAGACGAACGGACAGCGACTGGCCCTCTTCGCCATTCACGCTGCCGGCGACCCATTCCCCGGCCTTGCGTTTGCCGTTGGGCAGCAGGTACTGAGCGATAGCTGCCGCGTCGGAGGCCATGCGCTGGCTGATCTCTGCGGCGTTCAAGCGGGCACCTCCATGCGGCGTCCGTCACGGAACAGATGGGCGTTGTGAGCAAAGCACCGTTCGTTCTCGGCCTCCCAGCGGTTTTCGAAGCCTGCCTGCAGGGCCCATTGCGGGCGGCTCTCGCTGTCACCACCCTGCGCCGCGCCCTCCCCGTCCTCCCATTGGCCGCGGTTGAGCCATGTCGTGGGGTGGGGTATGAACTGCCCGTCTTTCTTCCGCCACTGCTCGGACTGCGCCTGCCTTGCAACGGCAGCCAGCATCTTCGCCAGTAGCTCAGCATCAGGCTTTCGCTTGGCAAAGGCCTTCCGGGCGGCATCCTTGCCGACCTTGCGGGGATAGACCTTCCAAAACCCAGCAAACAGTTCATCGTCCTCGCCGCCCCCGGTGGGGGTAAGGGGGGTATGTTGTTCAGTGGGGGATTTCAGTGGGGGATTTCGTGCTACCTCAGGAGTAGCAGGGGCTGCTACCTCAGGAGTAGCAGGGGCTGCTACCTCAGGAGTAGCAGGGGCT